AGGAAATGATCACTGGAAGATTACAAAGTAATCATAGATAGTATTATAGTATGGTAAGTATGCCATGTTCACTTTAATTGCTGTTGCAGTTATTTCATGCTCTGATGCTAATGCTATTATAAGGAGAGTTTATAATAACAGTTATCTTAATGATACTGAAAAGAAGGAATTAGTTGACACTGTTCTTTCTGCGACTTCTCCTGACTGTTCTATTTCACAAAAAACAAAATGAAAGACCAAAACCGCATTACAGAACCAGAGTCTAAAGAAATTAAATGGAACAGAGGTTTAGACTTGTTTATTGAGTCTGTATATAAACCAGATTCAGAACTTCGTCAATGTGCTCACAATCAGATGTGCTATAATGAGTTAATGGAAATTCGTTCTATTGTTCTAGAAAATCTTAAAACCTTGAGGAAATGACTGAAAGAACACATAAATGGAGAGAAATCTTCAGTGAAATTACAGCAGACAATGGATACTATGAGTTTGGTAAAGTCAACTTTTACAATCTCACTTCGCTAATCGAAGATCTTTATGTTAAAATTGAAGAACTTGAGGAGAAACTCAATGACAAAGGAAATTGACCCACAAAAAGTTGACTTGCATCATCAATATATTAAAGGTCGTCTCGCTGATATAGTTGGAGAGTATCTTGATGATGATAACTATTCTTGTTTGACATTTATTAATGATCTGAATAACGCTGTAAAAGAATGGGAAAAATACCATAAAAAGAAGCATGATAAGGCATCAGCAGTTTTGGCATTTATTGCTGGACCTTCTGATAATTTAACGGGAGGTATTACTTGTTCTGATAGTAGCATCATTCACTTCAATTATACTGAAGAAGAACTGAATGCAATGTGCGACAAAGCAGAATCGGACCAAGAAAAAGAAAGGTGTCAAGATTATAATCTGCGTGAAGCAGAATATTATAATCAACGTGCTAAACTTGACATTGCGTCTACCAAGAAAGATTGGGATGATTTTTGGGAGCACAAATGAAGGAAGTTAATTTGTTTCCTTATGAAACCTTTGGGATTCGATTGGAGCACAAAGATGACGGTAAAGTCTGTTGGTTTTCTTGTCAGGAACACCTTGACAAGTACATAGACAGACATAAACTTAAACCCAAAGAAGTCAAACTTGATTATAAGAATGACAAGCAAGTTAAAAAAGTTAAAGTCAACAAAACGGTCCTAAACTCCAAACCAAAATGTCTGAAGAAATGAAACTTCACTTGGCACTTGTTCAAATTGACAACCTGTCACATTTATTTGAAGGAAATGAATTTGAACAGTTTCTACACAACAAACTTGTAAGTGTAGAAGTAGAAGTTAAACGTCAACTCTCAAAATACCAAAATGCCTGAAGAAAAACAATTTTATGATGATGGTGCTTTCTATGTGGAGCAGTCACGTTGGAAAATGTGGAACTCCTACGATAAAGACGGAAAATGTATCCTCACATCACTTACTGAAGAGCATTGCGTAAGAGCAACAAGATTCTATCTGAAAGGTGTTCAAGAAGGTTGGGGAGATTCAGTTACTCATGAAGGAACTGTTGGCGGAAAACTCTAACTTATGGTATAATAATAACAATTACTAAAGAATTATGGCAACTCGTACATTTGTAAGCACCAAAGGTGATAGTTGGGAATGGGAAGAAACCCCAGAAAGTATCAAGGCACTTGAAATCTACTGGCAAATTGTAGAAGAAAATAAAAAGAATGCTGGTTGACTTTAGGAAGATAGTTGGGGAATATGACCCAGAACGTCCTGCATTAGATCTTACAACACCATGGTACGAGTGGAACTCTTACTGTGAATGTTGTAGGAGTTTGAATGCTCCAGGTCAACCACGTTTAGGTAGATTTATGGCATTTCAGAGTTATTTTAAATACATAGGAGTTTAAGTAGAACTAATGTCACTAAGCAATTCTGTAGAAGAAAGTTTGAAAGAAGCAGAATCTAGTCTTCGTAATGCTCTAGCATTCGCAGCAAGACAAGAAAAACCATTTGTTTCGAGAGAAATCTCTGAAATGATCTGTAAGATTGATAATCTGCGTAAAGCAGATAAAATCATTGATAAAATTGAGAACCGTATGAAGGACGGTGGAGATAATAATGGATTGTTTGGCACATTCTTTGGTTAAGTTTCATTTAGCAATCCCAAAGAGAATCTTAAGAAAACTTCATTCTTGATTAAATAGCAGTATAATATCAGGAAACGCACACAAACTATGACACTGACTCAAGAAGAGTGGAAAGAGTTGAAAGATCTTAAGAGAGCAATTAATGAGTATCCTGCTTCCGTTCACTGGGATAAGATGGAACGTTTTGGTTATCTTATGGTGAAAAGTTTGAATGGCGATTGTGAGAAATATCAAACAATCAAGACCAAATAAACCAGTAAGTCAAGTGGCACATACCACTTGACTTTTTTGTTAAATGGGACTATTATCTAAAAGTAATACCAAAGAGGTAAATGGCACAGAAATTCTTATACGTCGTTGATCATTTTGTCCCCTTTCCAAGTTCCGAATATGGTGGGGTTTGGAATGTAATCGCAAAAGACGATGATGAATGCTTCGATCTCATTAAAGACTACGATGGGGGTTTTAACGAAGAGTTTTATGTAAACTTGCGTGATAGAGTTGTAAACTCACGTAATTATCCTCTGTCTTCTAATGAAGAATCGTGTGTAGTTGAGTCCTTTACCACCTAATGGCAGAAAAAATGTCAAGAACTGATGCTCTAGTTTTTCATCTCAAGAGAGAACATGCAAATCAAGTTGACTACTTGAGGGAGCAAATACTAAATCAAAAGAAAGAAATTGAGTTTCTAAAAAACCAAATAAAACTTATAACAGAAGGCAGAACTTACGATTGCTAAAATGACTGATAAAGAATTAAACATATACATCCTCGAAGACTTTTGTTGCACAAGAATGGACGAACTTGTTGAAGAAGACAGGTTTGACGATTCTCATGCTATCTTCCAAGAGTTTATGTTTGATTGCGACAAAAAAGACTACTTCTTTCTTGAGGACTTAACTAATGTTTGTTGAAGGTGCCGAAGTAGAATATGATGGTCATTTTGGTGTTATTGCATTTATATGTGATGACTATTCAGTTCTTAAACTTCCAGCAGTAGGAAAAAATAACAACCCAGCAAGATTGCTTATATTTAAGCAATATTATTCAAAAGTAACCGTATTAAAAGATAGTGGGAGGTAAAATGTCAGAAGAAATTCCTTTATATGATCTCCAAGAAGAGTTGACAAATGGATGGTTTACTGTAAATGAGGGAAAAAATTTAAATAAAGAAGACTGTACTAACCTATACAATACTTTACTTCGACAAGGAGTAAACCCACGTAGGTTAAAGATAGTTAGAGTTGCTTAGGACACCCGAATAACTGGCACAGACCCCTTGACTTTTGGTTGAGGGGTCTGTATTATTTGTATATTGATATTTTTATTGATGATTCAACTCCGACCACATCAGTCTCGCGGTTGTGACGCGATGATTGTGAATGATAAGGGTCAAATCATTGTACCTACTGGCGGTGGTAAGACCCTGACTATGATTATGGATGTTAAGCGTATCCTTGATATTCAACCACAAACTATTGTTGTAGTTGTTCCTCGTATTCTGCTCATTGAGCAGATCTGCCATGAGTTTCTTGAAGTTATCGACACCAAGAATGTTCATGTGATGCATGTGCATTCTGGAATCACACGTCATTTCAGTAGCACAAGACCCAAGCAAATTCATATGTTTGCGAATGTTGCTCGTACCGCTGGTGAGAGTTGCATTATCTTCACAACTTACAACTCCCTCAATCGTATTCAGCAGGCAGACATTGAGGTCAATACCATTTACTTTGACGAGGCACACAATAGCGTAAAGAAGAACTTCTTTCCTGCTACTGAGTTTTTCTCCAATGAAGCAGATCGTTGCTATTTCTTTACTGCAACTCCTGTTCACTCTGTTGCCACTAACAAACCCGGCATGAATGACGCTGAGGTTTATGGTAATGTGATCTGTAAGGTTCCTGCTCCTGAACTTGTTCAGGGTGGATTTATTGTTCCCCCCAAGGTATCTGTAAGGCAGATTGATATTGCTTGCTCTAACGCCTTTGAGAGGGACTGTAAGCACCTTCTAGACACTGTTGAGGGTGAATATATCACCAAAGGTCTAATTTGCGCAAAGTCCACTAAACAGATCGTTGGACTGATGTCTAACACCAGTTTCCTTCAAGAAATGCAAGAGCGTGGTTATTCTGTGCTCTACATTACTGCTAAGACTGGTGCAGTTATCGACGGCAAGAAGGTCAATCGTGAGGAGTTCTTTGACACTCTGAACGCATGGGGTAAGGATAACTCTAAGAAGTTTGTAGTTCTACATCACAGCATCATTTCTGAGGGCATTAGTGTCTCTGGTCTTGAGGCAGTTGTGTTTATGCGTTCTATGAACTATATTGGTATTCTACAGAGTGTAGGTCGCACACTGCGCCTACACCATGAGGACGCCAAAGGTATGCGCGAAGGTTCTATTCCTGCTGGTCAGTATCAGCTTTATCGCAAACCCTTTGGTAAGGTGATTATTCCTACCTACGACAAGGTTGGCATCACAACCGCCAAGAAAGTTCAAAACGCACTTGACATTGTATTTCAGCAAGGTGAGGTGTGCGAAACCGTAATCAAGAGGTGACTATGAAACCCTATTCAAACTCAACTATTCTATCAAACCAACCACTAGGAGGTTTTATTGTGGACAATGGAAAGTATGCTGTGGTTCCTTATTGTAACCAGTTGATGGTTATTCACAATGGAAAGCAACTTAAAGTGTGCTTGAGTGAGCAGAGTGCCCGTAAATACATTGAGAGACATCGTAAAGGTAAGTCACAGGCAAAACTACCTGTCGATTAAAGTTACTCACCTCTTGAGTGTTCCTATGGTGTGAAGGTTGACAAAAACATTCACACCCATTAAAATAACAAAGTATTCAACGATCAATTAAGTTCGAGAATCTTATGAAACAATTTTGGCAAGAAGTTCTTCTTCTCCCCTACAAACCCAACAGTCAAGATAATCCTCTTCATGAGAAGCAGGTTATGGAATTGCTTGACAAGTTTGGTTATAATTATGTTTACCAACCTAATGGTTCTCAGAACTCACCTGATTTTAGGGTGTCTCTTCCCAATGGTCGTGTGGTTGACATTGAATGTAAATCGTCTAGTCAACCACACCCAACATACAATGGTGGTTTACCCAAAAAGGGAGTTTGTTATATTTTTAGCAGCAAAAAATATAACTCCACCACTATATTTTTTGCTGATGATATTATCACAGAGCGTAAGCGTGAACTCTATTCTCAACTGGTAGAAGATCTCAACTCTGTTCTTAAGACATATCAAATCGATGAAGAGTGGCAAAACGATGAGCGTGGATTTGACTTTTATGTTAGAAACATGTACACTCAAACAGGTAAAGGTAAAAAAGACTATTTCAAACATAAAGACCGTTCTAGGTGCGAATTAAATGTTCTCAATCACAACTGGTAATTCTCAAGAGGTTCTCTCCATTTATGGGGAGAACTTTTTTCATTCATGTATAACTGACCCGCCTTATGGTATGGGTATGGATCACTGGGATCATTCTGTTCCAAGTGTAGATATTTGGCGTGAAGTTTATCGTGTTTTGCGTCCAGGCGCTTTCTGCCTTGCGTTCTGTTCTCCAGAACTTTATCATCGTCTCGCTGTTAATGTGGAGGATGCTGGTTTCTCTATCAAAGACCAGATAATGTGGATGACTACAACCAAAATGCCTAAACATAATCGTCTGAAACCTGCTCACGAACCTATTGTGGTGGCACAAAAACCATTCAAGGGTACGGTCAAGGACAACTTTGAAAAATGGGGATGTGGCACGATTAACGTTACTGACACTCGCATACCATGGGATAAGAAACCTCCTACTGGTTGGGTTGCTCAAGGTGCTAAGCGTCGCACATTCGGTAAGGATGGCAAGACTACAGGCACCCAAAAAGAGTTTGGTACTGTGGATGCTAATCCTGATGGACGTTATCCCTCCAATATCATTGGTGAGGTGATGCCCGAGCACCAAAAGTATTTCTATGCTCCAAGAGCAACAAGAAAGGAAAAGGGTGAAGATAACGACCATCCTACAGTCAAACCTATCAGTTTGATGGAGTATCTTATCAAAATCTATTCTCCCGTCAATTCTACGGTGCTTGACCCATTCTGTGGCAGCGGTACAACTGGAGTTGCCTCTCTACAGCAAAATAGAAACTTTGTTGGAATTGACCTAGATGAGCATTATTGTGAAATATCAAGAAACAGGTGTGAAGAGGTGGTAAAACTTCCCGTCGATTAAAGTTACTCACCTCTTGAGTGTTCCTTAGGTGTAAGGAGCAAAACCTTCTATGTACGACGAACTTTGGCAAGAGATTCAGGATATGCCTGGAGAAATCTATGACATTCCTGAACTCAAAGATGATGAAGAAGGTGACTATTTCACCGATTACATTAACTCTAACTACGATTACTGATTAAACTAATGTATTTTCACGACATTCTCCGCCAACTTCAAGATCTCCGCAAGACTTGGAGGAATCAAGACTTTCACTACACACGGGAACAAAAAGAACAGTATGAAATGCTTGTAGAACTTCGTCGTGCTCGCGTAGCACAATTCTATGAAGAAGGTCGTGTTTCTGTTACAAAACCAAAGTCCCGTAAAGTAGAGGAAGAAATTTGATATGAGAGGTCTTTATGACCTCTTTTTTCGTATTTTCATAAATAACTGAAAGTATTGTAGTTCAGTTTATAACCCAATGGCGATCTCATTCCAGGAATTTTTGTCTATCACCGAAGAACTAAAGAAAGTAACATCCAGAGAAGTGTATGATGACGGCGGATTTAGGGTAACTGCCAACAGACCAGATGAAAGAATTGGGCGGGATAGAAGATTGCCTTCTGGCGTTTCAAAGAGAGTGAAAGCAGTAGGTGGCGGAAAATTAGAACCAGAAAAAGAAAGGGGAACAAGAAGTGATGCAGGAGTTGCGAGAGGTGCTAACAGTCCTGCACCTAATAGAAGTAAAACTACCGCTGCTTCTACTGCTTCAGTAGAAGCAGGAACTGCTGGCACTAAGGGTAGTGCAGCAATGGACAAAAAAGCATTGCAGCGTAAGGCATATTTGGAGCGTAGGGCAAGAGAAAGGGGTGAAAAGCAACCAGAAACAGCAGATAAAGCAATTTCTCAGGCAGCACCAAAATCAGAAGCACCTAAAACAACAAGAACAAATCGTAAGTGGAGAGGTGCTGAAGGTGAAAGATTGACACGCCAAGAGAGAGACAAAGCAAGAAACGCAGAAAAAACTGCAGCAAATCAAAAAACTAAGAAAAGTGCTAATGAAATCTTAGCAAAGATGCGTAAAGATTTTGAAGAAAACGGTGGAACATGGAATAGTAAAGTTGCTGTTCAAATGAGAGCAAAGGCAAAAGCAGCAGCAAAAGCGTCTGAAAGTTGAGCGCAATTAAAGTTACTCACCTCTTGAGTGTTCCTTAGGTGTAAGGGTTCAACATTATGACTGCTACTCTCTCTGAGTTTTCTGCACAACAAGATGCACGCAACACCAACCAACTTAATGTAACAAAGTGGAGTTTGATTTTGTGCGACACTCTCACAGAGCGTGCTCCTACTTCTGTTGGTTATGAATATACTTTTCAACTAGATTCCTCTGGTCGTAAGTATCACAAGATTTTTATGTATATCAATGGTAAGCGTGACAGTATTCATGCTTTCATTGATAAAAAAACTGGTTATGTGTATAAACCTGCCAGCATCAAAGCGCCTGCCAAAGGTGTTCGTTACAATTTGTTCATTATCACTGAGCGTGAGGAACTGCTTGAGAAGTGTGATTGGGCAGGTAGTTATCTTTATCTGCGATGATATACTTTCTCATCATAAGTGCCGGTGTTGGTTTCGCCTTCTTGGCACTTTTCTCTCCCTGGTTTAATCATTTGGACGACATCGAAAAGTTTTGAGTAGGTAAAAACCACCATTGCCAGAAAGCATAATCTCTGGTATGATACGTTATGTTCCCTTAAGGTTTGAGAACTATGAATGATCAACGTCACTTTCACACCGAATCTGAGCGTCGTCAACTGGACGGAGTTCTTCACGACGCTGACACAAACGGTTGGAACATTTCCAAGCACAACCGTATGAAATCCCGTGTAAACAATTTGCCAGACCATTCTCTTATTTCTGACGACGAAATGTGTGCGTAATTAAA